AGACCTTCGCGACCAGAGTCAGCGGTGAGCAGTATGCGTTCGCCGCATAGCACCGCGTACTGCACAACGCTCATTTCATTTTCACTGCTGATCGACTCCGGAGAGAACGCCTCCAGCCCCCAGGAAGCAAACGTATAATTTATCGCTCTCGCTGCTGACTCCATAAGTAGCGAAGTAAAACCAGCGATTGCAGAAGTTTTTTCGGTTTCGATTGTTTCTGGAGTGCGCTCTGACGACCACACACATCGTAAATACCGATCAAGGGATGGTGTGAGAACAGTAAACGCACCGATCTTTGCACCTTGAAGCGGCTCAAAAATTGGTATTCCACGCTCCAGTGCTATTTCCTCTAATGCTGCGAGATTGGGATAAAGTTCCCGCAACTTACTGATTAGCGCCGTTCTATTGGTATAAGTGGGGAAGCCTGGCAGTAAAAAATCGACGTAATTCCATGGCCTTAACATCCACAATGCACCGACGTCGAATTCTCTGAGAACTGCGCGCAGGCCAACTGTGTGATCACCGTCGGGATGTGTTGCGACAACGTTATCTATGAACGACGAGTATCCGTAATGGTCACGAATGTGAGTGACCATACGATCGCCAGTTTCTGCGAAACCTCCGTCTACTACGTGGATGTATTGATGCTCATTCATTGAATAACGAATAGCAATTGCATCGCCGCTTTTCTGAGTTTCTACTGCGAGAAAGTCCAACTCGTAAAAATCAGTCATATATGCCCCGTTGCTTTAATTGCACCCTTGGGAAATATGACAATACAACTTTTCGATAGCAATAATTGATGGAGATTCAATTTGGAGCATTTTGACTTGTACACAGTAAAGGCAAGATTAGCTCCAGCAATCATTGCGGTTGCACCATCGATAGCCTTACTAATCGCCATACTTGATTTACAATCTTTTGATGCAAGTCACGTTTGGGCTTCCATCGGACTGATTGTCGTTCTATTTGCACTCTCAAACGTATCGCGGGACGCCGGAAAAAAAGTTCAAAATCGCGTGTATCGCGATAACGATGGCTGGCCAACTTTCGACCCGATTTACTACTCTGACCGCACCTTCAGCGATAATGCAAAGTCGCGATATTTAACATTCTTGGCTGAAAAGCTGGGACGGCCCTATCCATCTATGCAGGACGTAATAGAAAACCCTGTCTCGGCAAAACAATTCTACAACGAGGCTGCAACCTGGCTGCGGGAAGCCACGAGAGACACAAATCAATTCCGCATCATATACGAGGAAAACATCGCGTACGGTTACTACCGGAATTTGCTTGGGCTAAAATGGGTCTCGTTATTTTTGAATTTTGCGGTAATGGTGATATGTATCTTAGTTATCTTTAAATACATACCGTGGTTTAGCAACCAAGAGGCGTCTCTTCGGTACGTTTTACTGGTGAGTTCAATACACGCTCTCTACCTTATTTTTGGCGTTACCACTGGCAGAATGAAAGACGCATCGAAGCGATATGCACGCCAACTACTGCTGGCGTGCGAGAGTTTAATTTCAAAAACGTGAGCCTACGATACGTCGGTATTCTCGCAAATTACTCATGCCCACTCCGTTCAACCCTCTTTCACCAAGAGTTTTGCGGAGCAGCCCAAGTCGATTATTCTGGCGCTGAACATCAAAAAAAGAACGAGCGGCGTGCCTTTCGCTGCACCTCCGGCAAACGCTCTCGACCGACAGCCCGAAAAAAGATGCGCTCAGCATCCACGGGCCGATCAGCGACCAACATCTCAACAGATGCTACCGGAGGAGGATCGTAAGCGTGACCGATCTTGGCAACGACTTCATCACCGATCAATGCATGCCAAAACGTGCGCGATGATGAACACTCGGAAAGTACCGAATGATTGGACCGCGTTCTGCAAGCACCTCAGATATTTGGGGCTGCGCAGTGAAGGTGAACGTTGCTGCGTTGGGTGCAGATACATCATCACCCATACACACGCTGCTTCGCTCAAATACAACTCCATCGAATGTTCTCCACCAATCGCTGTAAACGATCGATAAGTGACAACTCCTGAAGTCCAGATTAACGCCCCCATTCCAACCTCACAACCATTGACCGCTAACACTCCACCCGATGGCCGAAGTGGCCGGTGGAGCGGGATTTATGGATTACGGGCAGGTCAGTGAAAATGGTCAGACTGATAACGGCCAGACAGGCAACAGCAGCAACATTGATATAAAATTCAAAAGCCCGGTTGCGGTGCGTGACGTGCTGGCGGTGAGTATTGCCCGCCAGCAGAGTGCCGCCGCCAATGGCCGGCTGTTCTGCGTGATGCTGTTTTGCGTGTGCCTGCTGTTGTGGCTGTTCAGCCCCGATAATTTTTTCCTGTGGCTTGCGATGTGTTCCACCCTGCCCGTTGCCGGTGCTGTTGTGGCTGACAATCTGGCGGCAAAATCCCGCGCAAACCTCCCCAAAAACTCAGCCGACTGGCGGGCGCATGGCGCCCTGCATGCGGCCCTTTGCGGCATCAATACCGGTGTGCCGGTTGCCGTGTTCATCCTCATTCTTCTCAACATCGGATAACGCTCATGTGCATGTTCAAGACCCCGAAAACCCCGACTGTTCAGGCGCCGCCGGAATACGCGCAGCAGAAGACGCCGGATTACGCCGTGGGACAGAGTTCTGCTGCGCGGCGCACCTCCGACCGCATTCGTGGTTCTGCCAGCACCATTCTGACCTCCGGTACCGGCGTTGGCACCTTTGCCAACACGCTGTCGCCGACGCTTTCCGGCATGGATGGCAAAAAGACATTGCTTGGAGCCTGAGACATGGCAGACACCCGCCGAACCGACGAAAGCCAGATTGCCTACCACCGTCGCCGCCTGGAGGAGCTGAAGCAGCTTCGCCAGCCCTGGGAAGCGGAATGGCGGTCGCTGGCCGATTACATTGAGCCGACCCGGTTGCGCCTTGGTGGCGACCGCGAGGGGCCACGCACCCGCGCCAAGATTATTGACAGCACCGGCACGCATGCCTGCGACACGCTGAAGTCCGGCATGCATTCCGGCCTGACCTCGCCTGCCCGGCCATGGTTCCGGCTGACGACCTTTGATCCGGGCCTCAAAAAAGTGGATGCGGTAAAGGCCTATCTGGCCGCCGTGCAGGACAAGATGCGCGAGGTATTTGCCGCCTCCAACCTCTACCGCGCTTTCCATGTGGGGTACGGCGACCTTGGCCAGTTTGGCCAGTCGGTTGCCATTCTGGTGGAAGACGAGGAAACGGTTATTCGCGTGCAGCAGCTGGTGCATGGCCGGTTCTGGCTGGCGCGCAACCACAAGGGCCGCGCGACGACGCTGTACCGGGTGTTTCGCTGGAACGTGCAGCGCATTGTAGAACGCTTCGGTTACGAGCAGGTGCCGCAGCGCATTCGCGGCCTGTATGACACGGCCAAATATTCCGAATGTTTTGACGTCTACCACGCCATTGAGCCGCGTTACGACCGCGACGAGACGATGCGTGACAAGCGCAACAAGCCGTTCCTTTCCAATTACTGGGTGGATGAAATCGGCACCGAGCTTTTGGAAGAAAGCGGCTTTGACAGCAACCCGATTATTGCGCCGGCCTGGGAGCTTTCCGACGACGACCATTATTCCCTTTCGCCGGGGCAAAAGGCGCTGGCCGACATCAAGATGTTGCAGTTGGAGCAGATGCGCAAGCTGGAGGGCATCGACAAAAAGGTACGCCCGCCAATGAACGCGCCTACTTCGATGCAGAACAGCCCCAACTCGCTGCTACCAGGTGCGGTGAACTATGTCGACGACCCCGCCGGCAAGGGTTTTCGCCCGGCGATGGAAGTGAACCTGAGCCTTGCCGAACTGCGCGAAGACATCCACGAAACACAGATCCGCATTGACCGGACGTTTTTTGCCGATCTGTTTTTTGCCATTACCAACATGGAAGGCGTGCAGCCGCGCAACCAGTTTGAACTGACGCAGCGCAAGGAAGAACAGCTGCTGCAGCTGGGACCGGTGCTGGAAAACGTGTTTGGCGACCAGCTGGGCCCAACCATTGACCGCACCTATGACATTCTGGTGGCACGCGACGAACTGCCGCCGCCACCGGAAGAGTTGCAGGGGCTGGAGCTGAAGGTGGAATATATCTCCACCCTGGCGCAGGCGCAGCAGGCGGTTTCGACCGGACCGATTGAGCGCGGCGTGGCCTTTATTGGCCAGCTGGCCGGGGCACGGCCGGAAGCGCTGGACAAGCTGGATGCCGACGAGGCCATTGACCTTTACATCGAGGCAATTGGTGCGCCGCCGTCGATGATCCTTGCCGATGACAAGGTGGCGGCGCTGCGTGAACAGCGCGCGCAACAGGCGCAGGCGCAGCAAAGCGCTGAAATGGCCGCCACCATGGCACCGGCGCTGAACCAGGGCGCACAGGCCGCAGAACTTTTGGCCAGCGCCAATGAAAACCCCAATGGCAACGCGCTGCTGCGCCAGCTTGGACTAGGCTAATGGACCATTTTAACGAACAACCATCTCACCCCCATACCCCGGAGCGTGATGAAATCACGACGGCGTTTCGTGACGTCTTTGCCCTCGATGCCGGCAAGCGTGTGCTGTTCTGGATGCTGGAACAATGCGCTGTTTACCGCGATGCCTATTCCGGGGAACTGACCAACGCAACGAACTACATCCTCGGCAGGCAGGGGGCCGGGCGAACGCTGATCGCCAAGCTCGATAGCATCGACCCCACCATGTACCCGAAGCTGTTGCTGGCGATCGCTGATTTCAAGGAAGCAGAAAAGGTAGCGGCGAAACGCCGTGCCGAC